CAACATTTCATAAACATATTTTTCATACTCATCAACTAAATTTGGATCTCGGTAGTCAAAAGCTAAAGATCCTTTGTCTTCTATAAAAGTATCGCTGTCACCAGATGGAGAAGCCATCCCTCTTTCTTCTATAAAACTCTCTTTAGATGGAGAATCCATTCCTCTTGGATCATTAAAAGATACTAGTTGAGCATCTTCAGTTGACATGATCCCTGAGTCCTGGTTCCTGGACCCTAGAGTATTTTTAAGGTCGTCTAGTGGACTCATGTCTATTTCTTTAATTTTAATATTTTCACCTTTGATATAATCTGTCAGAGTATTGTAACCCATGTTGTCTCTTTCAAAGGCGTCAATTACATCTTCATAAGTTTCAAATTCCATTTTAATAATACTCCAGTTGTCTTCGGTCAGGTAACGGCTCGTCCTTCTCATCTTCAGGGTGAGCTATCAACCCGCCTTGTCGTATTCTCATCAATGCTTGCGTTGTACTATCAACGTAGTCATCGTGGTCACCATGCGGAAACGCTGCACACTCTTCAACAACTTCTTGTGCAAAGTGTTCATGCATAGGGGCCCAGATTTTTCCACTCTCAAAGAGTGGAGAAACAGAGTTTACTCTAGCGTGTTTATCATTTCCTTTGCTTGGTGTAAAGTTAATTACGGGTATACCCATTCGTCTTAATTCTGATGTTAATGGGATTCCAGAGGCTTTTGCCTCAACCAATACCATATCAGGACGCCACCAGAGATACTCTTCATGAGCCACGCGTCGGAGCTCAGGGAACTCGTACCTATCTTTGAAAGCGTTGAGTAATATAATACCATAACCATGGTCTTCATCTTCAAAGACTCCCCATGTCGTTATCGCACTAAAGTCGGCAGATTCTTTTTTTAAAAATGCTGTATCGTAACTTTGAACTTTGTAAACAATTCTAGGTGGGTGTTCTCCTGTCCAATCTCTCCACCAGTCTCTTTTGATAATCGCACCTTCTTCTGCCGTTGGCTGTTGCATGTATTGTGCATTCCAGTTTGATACAGGTATAGATGCTTTAGTCTTTTCTAATTCTTTTACACTCCAATATTCTGGCCACACAGGATTCCCATTTGGAAGTATCGCTGGTAGTTCTACAACTTCCCATTCATCTGATCCTTCTTCTCCCTGAGCCTTGAGTAATTGTCCGGTAAGATCTTTTGTAGACCAACGTGTCATTACAACTACGATACGACCACCTGGTTGTAAACGCTGACGTGGACCTGAAGTATACCAGTTCCATGCTTTGTCAAAAGACTTACTATCTTTTCTAATATCTTGTTCTTTGTGTGGATCATCAATGATCAGGAGATCGGCACCACGGCCCGTGATTGCTCCACCAACACCAGCTGCAAAATATTCACCACCTTGTTCTGTTTTCCACTTACCAGCGGCCTGAGAATCTTCCATGAGTCTTGTGTCAAAAACTTGATGGTAATTTGAGTCATCAACCAAATTTTTAGTTTTACGCCCAAAGTCTACAGCAAGATCTGCAGTGTGTGTTGCTTGAATAATTTTTAATTTTGGATCTTTACCGATCATCCATGCCGGGAGTAAGTATGAGGCAAACTCCGACTTTGTATGTCTTGGCGGCATGTTTATGATCAGACGTTTAATTTTCCCCTGTGCGAGGTCATTAAATTTTTTATTAATTCTTTTGTGATGTGAGCCCTGAATAAATTCAGGCCAAACATATTTTACAAAACTTAGAAAATCATTTTTAATTTCAGGAGTTACTTCTTCTAGTTTTATAGCTTCTTGGTTTTCTAGATAATCAGTAAGCTCATCTTCTGATAAATGTTTTTTTAAGTCGTCCTCAGAAATTTTTATAATATTTTTTTCAGAACTCATATTTAAAAAAGTGATTTCAAAAGTATACCTTAACTGTTTGAATTCAGCAATATATATTGGCTCTGGGACCCCTTTGCGTCAGAGGGGGTGTTGGGTTCTATAATAGAAAAGAAAAAAGCTAATCAGTCTGGTACCTCTATTGGTTCTGGGGTGGGCCCGCCCGGAAACAAGCCCCCTCGAGCTATGCAGTTTTTGCATGGGATATTGTGGGAGTAAGTGTATGCAAAAATTGCATTGCAGTTTTTGCATAGACTATGGGATTTATCCCAGATACTTGGTGGGGATTAGCCTCACCCCCACCGAGTACGAAAGATTAAAACAACGTTTGTTGTTTGTCCTCTGTATTTACTTCATCAGTTAATACTAACGGCTCATCTTTTTTCCAAAGATATTCCATATTAACTATGTAATAAATTTTTTTCTTGTCCTCGTTTAAAGTTCTTAGAGCAACTAATTTTTGAAAGGCAGTATCTTCATCTACCTCAGCAAATTTAATTGTCCAATCATCTTTAAAGATATCAAATTTATGTTGTTCTATAACTAGATATTTTTTATCCATTATTTGTCCTCGCTTTCTAATAACTTAATTCTCTTATCTAAAAGATTAATAAGTTTATTATTGTCCTTGACCATTTCAAATAAACTTTCAATTAATATCATTAATTGTTTATCCGAAATTGTGAAGTTATCATCTAATTGTTCCATTTGTGTTTTTGGTTTCATAATTACAACCTCACTTTCCAACTATCTGATGCAGTTCTATATCCGTCTTGGTCTACATCAAAATAAGTCATTAGTAATCTTCCACTTTTTGACACCCAATATTTGCATTGGTCTGTCCACAAAGCATTTCTTGTAATATGCTTTTTATCACTCGCAGAATAATAAGTGATTGTGAATGGTTTATTGTCTATCATTGTTTTTTCTCTTTCTATATACTTTTTGTATATGGGATTAAGTTATATTAATCCCATATTAATTGCAACAACTTAATTTAAGTTATCCACATTTTTTTCAGATTGTTGCATATATGCAACACGTTCTGCTATCTTTTCCTCTCTTGTTTTTTCCCTCTTATTTTTCATGCCTTTTATTCTATCTGCAAGATTTTTAGGATTGTAAATAGTTAAGCCTGTTGAGTTAGTTCTGATTATCTCATGGTCTTTAATATCCAATCCAAGTTCAGTTGCTAATTCAATAGCCTCGTCTAAATATTTGTAGCCTTTTAAACCAACTTTAATTTCTTTCATTTGTTTTAAAATGCTTTCAATCCATTTTTCGTGAGCCATGACAAAGTTTGCTTTTGCTTTTTTCCAAGAAATTAAAAAATTAAATTCTTGTTCAGTACAAGCAATAGACCTATCTCTACAATAATCTCTACCAATTAAATCAAGTTGATATTTTTCATTCCACTCTCGACCATACTTGGTTTCGTTATTTCTTCCACCACTCAATCCAAGATATTTTTCGTTGTTCTCAACAAACTTTCTTTTGTGAGGGTTGTCATCTTTGTCAGCTTGTTCAATTAAGATATCTGCGTTGCAATCTTCCTGAGCATTGATTTCATCTCGAAACAAAGCAAAGCCATAAGCCAAATCTCTATTTTGAGAATAGTTATTTTCAGTATCAATAGAACCATTTAATCTAAAATCAAAATGTTTTTCTATTGGCACATTTTCTTCTATTTCTTTTTCGCCATTGTAGTTTGTTTTTTCTTTTGTTCCAAGATAATGAAAATGAAAGCAACTATCTTTTGCAATAGTCGAAACATTTTCAAACTTGTTTTGAAGATAGTATGCTTTTTCAACATCTTCATCTGTATAATGACGTCTAACAATTTGTTCTGCCATTTGCCACGCATTATCATTTATGTCAATTTGGTCGCCTTTTAAATTGTCATACTTTCTTTTTTCTTCTGTATCTTCTTGTTGCAAATGTACTCTTATTCTATTTGCAATCTTGTTTCGGTACTCTTGGTTTAATCGTATTCTAGCCATGTGTCCTCTTTCTTGGTTAATTGTTTATTTTTAATTTTTTTAAAATACACTATTGACAAATAAAGTCAATAGGATTATATGTTATTTTATATTAATTTATAAAAACTTTAATATCAATTAAAGCAAACTTGCAGTTGGCAGTACAAAAACGCAACTGCAAGTTGCAGAAAGAAAGAGGACAGAAAATGACAGGAATAGATATAATAATTGGCATTGTTGGATTAGGATTTATAGCAATGCTTGGAATTATAGTTTGGCATATTTTCGAGGATATACTATGAAATATTGTCAATCTCATAAATGCCATACTTACGACACAAAAGACAGGAAACGTGGAAGTAAGGGCAACAAGAAAAATCAAACCAGAAGAAGAAGTTCATTCTATTATGGTGGTGGAAATTTTTGTTCAATGAATTGTTATAATGATTGGGCAGATGATTTTATGGATAGAGCGATTGATAATGTATCTGGTAGATTACACGAACCACTAACTTTAAGTGAAGAAAATGCGTGGCGAAAACAACGAAGATATCGTTGGCAGAATAATACTAGTGGTTATACTTTTGACTACTATTGGCATAACGCATGTACAGGGGAAGATAGACAGATTACCCAAGAACAATACGAAAAAGAAATTACTCCGACTTCTTGAGTCTGTCCTTGAAGAACAACCCTAGGTTTTACAACTTAGGGTTGTGTAGCGATGTCTGATACGTAATGGTCGGACTATAAATAAGTGCGTGATGCCAGACGGCATGAGTAGGTAATTCTAGACGAGTACTGCCCCACTTATTATCGGCACAACCCTAAGTTGTAAAATCTAGGGTTGTATTTTTTTGTTTTTTTTTTGGGTGGGCCCGCCCACACGCAGGCCCCCCACCATGCCAGTTTAGAATGATTCTAAACTAGAAAAAAATAAAAAAGAGCTTGACTATCCCAGAATATCCCTTATATAAGGATCAGGCAGGTTATATGGCTGAGGTCATAGTAAAATTAATAAATATGTATAATGGTTTTACCTTGCAACCTGCCCAGCTGAAACCTGGCACAGCTGCGCAGCTGCGCCGGGACCTGGGATTGCTTCAGCTCATTAGCTCAAGCCTGGCGGCGGCCGGGTGGTAGGCGTGCAGCTGGGGCGCAAGCTCTCAAGCTCTCAAGCTCTCAAGCCAATTGACAAGCCGGCAAGCATGGGATATTATAGGATTAAAAAAGAAAGTAGAAATATTATGATGTTAAAAAAAGAAGCAAGACAAATCACCGGCGGGCTGTCGAAGCCGTCGAAGATGCCCGGACCAGCTTACAACCTGCCGGCCTGGCATTGCCAGACTGGCGCAAAGCTCAGAAAAATTGAGGGCACTCCGTGCTTCGGTTGTTATGCAATGAAGGGCCGCTACAGGTTCAGCAATGTCAGGGCCGCGCTCGAGCGTAGACTGGCAGCACTTGAGCACCCGCAATGGGTGCCGGCTATGGTGCAGCTGATCAAGGGCCAGCCCTGGTTTAGATGGCACGACAGCGGGGACATCCAGAGCCAGAAGCATTTACAAAATATTTTTGAAGTATGTAAACAAACACCAGAGACCAGGCACTGGCTGCCAACACAAGAGCGGCAATACCTGCCAGAGGATCCGGCAACGGTTCCTGATAATTTAATTATTCGGCTGTCAGGGTCTAAGGTTGACGGACCGGCGCCAAAGGCCTGGCCGTGGACGTCGTCAGTAGTTACGAGCCCGGAAGCTCGGACATGTCCAGCCCCGACTCAATCAAACGAATGCAAAGACTGCCGGGCATGCTGGGACCGGTCGACGCCAGACGTTGCATATGGTAAACACTAAGATGGAATTTAAACACCCAAAATATTATGCAGAGCTCAGGAAGCAGGGGCGAAAAGTTACAAGCCACAAGCTGCCAGGTCCCAGGCCAATATCAAATGCAAACAAAGGTTTGATTCACAAGCCTACAAGCTCTCAAGCAAAAGCCGACAAGCGGTCCAGCCACAGGCCACAGGCTGCAAGCTCAGACCTTCCCTCACAAGATTAATTATTTCTGATCCAGGGTACAGGCGTACCTTCCCCTTATCCGGGGAACAAGCACAAAGTATATAGGTATTATTTTTATGTTTCACGTGAAAAGAAACCTGATGGGGGGATATTTGGACTTTTTGGGACTTAACTGATTTTAATTCCAATGTAAAAAAGTTGCCGTTAGGAGTGTAACCCAATAAATCAGGAGTACCAAGTAAGGCCCAGTTTTCAATCCTAATCCATGAAATTTTAGGTGTTTCAATTTTTAATTTCCTCCATAAACTACGTTCAGAAATAACTTTATTCTGACCCATAATTCAATCCAAAGGAATTACAAAATTTTAATGGGTATGCCCATTTTTTCTGTAGGTTTTTTGCAAGTTAAAACTAATCGATGCGTTTCTTTACTACCAATTATTTTATTTTCAAGAAGTTTCGCACCTGTGATGTCATAAAATTCTCCGTTAGGTAATTCTATTTGAACACGTGCCGCTTGGCTTACAGGTGATTTAAAAAACTTATCTAGGCCTTGTCTGAATGTCTTTCCGTCTATCATATTTCTAGTTGTATATATAACTTATGTGGGATATATTGCAACCACTATGGCCAGACCAAAAGCTTTAACGAATCAACAAGAAAAGTTTTGTTATTATCTTGTATTTGGAAACCCAGAAACTGGGAATCCTTGTAGTAAATCAGAAGCTGCTAAACTAGCAGGATACAAAGACCCTGTATTTTATGGAAGTAGACTCTGTAATGTAGATAAATACCCACTTGTTGTAGCGTTTAAACATGAACTTGAACGAGAGTTAAAAGAAAAATACTCAATTAATTACGACGGACACGTCAGTAAGATGGGAGAGCTACGAGATCTAGCAAAAGATCACAAACAATTCTCTAGTGCAATTAGAGCAGAAGAATTGAGAGGTAGACTCCAAGGATATTATGTTGAACAAAAAGCTGTACTGCATAAAAAAGTAACTGCAGAGGACGCTAAAAAGAACATCAATAAATACGAAGATATTATTAAAGCTAGAAAAATAACAGCTAAATTAATCAAAGACTAAATCGGAATCTTCTCCATTTTAACAATACAACCCACAGGAAAAACATTACGGTCAGAAAATGAAACATCTTTATCCTCATATGATGCGAATGTCCAAACGAACTTGGAAGATTTTTTGTAAATGTATGCATGCGTTATCATTTTGCTGCATTCGAATTTATCAAATTCTTCGACTGATGCATGGCCTGCATCCCCAGTTATGTCAATCCACTCTAAACGATAAAAATAATACTTCTTCGAACCGATCAAAACGTGCTTAAATTTGGATTTCTTATTTCTCTTGGGCATGGCTATGTATACTCCAGGTTTTATAATTTATAAATTTATTTATAGAATCATATGCGCGCGTCCCTTGTATCGTTGGTATTACTAGGTTTTTAGCAATTGTACCAATTGTACCTGATTGTACCAAAGGTATTTGGTACAAAAATGAACGAATAAGTGTTGGTATTATTATGTTTTTTAAATTGTACCAATTGTACCAAGGTTTTAAAAAAATAAAAAAAATTTTTTTATTTTTATACAGAAAAGTGTATACAATGGTGTAGATGTCATATTTTCTCAATAAAACTGCGGAGTATTCAATCATTTTTTGTATCCTGACCCTCTTTTGTCTTTGGTACATTTTGATAATATTGGTCTACTTTCTTCAAGAAGGTGTGCATATAGCCCTGAAATTCTTTGTCAGACACTTCAAACTTTTGAAAGAAGCCATCTTTACTACACATTAGAATGACTCCAGATTGTATCTCTGTATCGTAGACACAGTTATGGGCCATAGCATAAGCTGCTAGTTGGGTGAAGTAGTCATCAATCCATTCACGTTGTTTAGGTTTATTCGTTTGTTTAAAGTCTATTATGGCGGGTTTACCAGCATAGACACCGACCACGTCTGTCTGTCCGGCGTACAGTCCAGGATAGAACAAAGTCACCTCACTGCCCCAGATTTCTTCCAGGTCCCTGAGCCCTGATTCGATAACAATGTTGGCCATTCTTCCTGCCTCTTTGCCCACGGCTGTAAGGTCCAAATGTGGCGTATTATTTATATATCCTTCAAGATAGGTATGCATTGCTGTCCCTCTCATAGCAGATATGTCCCTGATTCTGTCAGCATTTTGCTGTCCCATTCGAGCCTGCCAATTAGCTAAACTCTTTCGCTTTTCTTCTGACTGAGTCTGTGATAGTATCGTAGTTACAGATGGTAACTTTTCGTTATCTATTTCGTAGTGTCTTTGACCCATGACTAATGATCTTGTAGACGGTGGGTAAGAGAATCTTTTATTCCATTTCATTTCTTTTTATTCTTTAGTTTCCAAATCTCTGTTTCAACTGCACTCAATCCACGAGGTAGGGCAGTCTTCTCAAATCTATGCACAGCCCCTTCTCCGGTTAACACAGTGCCTGCCACTTTGCCAGCCACCATCTTTTTACCACCTTTAATAAAGAATTTATCTTTCTTCATTAAACCTCTAAACTCATGTATTGTTTATATTTTTCTAAATCGACGACATTACCATTCATTACTTGTCCACCATAATGATCAATGATCTTTTGTATGCCTTCCATTTTTACATGGGTGTATGGCCACAACAATCTAGCTACAAAGTATGCATCTCTAAACTGACATCTCCAACGCCATTGTTTTTTCCAACCTACAGTGTACGGAGTTTTGTATCTTTTTTCTCCGACTGTACCAACCTGCAATACTTCATGGACCCAACGTAGAACAGACTCATCTGTCATTGCCATTTCCATTCTAATACTCCAGGTAGGGTAAGCCTTCTTCTGGTGTTTACGTTTACGCATGTATTGTTTGTAAGTTATACAGCCCTCACCATCAAATAAACCGGCTATATAACTTATATCTGATTCAGATATCACAATACTTTACCTTCGTTTCTTACGAGTCTAAAATTATTATTCTCTTCTAACAATCTTTCAAACTCTTCCTCAAGTACCTTGTTCTTCTCAATGAGTTTTTTATTTGAATTCTTTAAATACTCATTTTGATTTGTAAGGTACTCAATTTGATATTCCAAGTCGTTAGGTCCTCTAGTGTTTTGTTTCGTCAACTTCTACCTCCCCTTGGTTATTACAAAATTCACAATCGGCCCATATTTCTTCCTTTACTTGTTCGTAAGGGATTCTAATGAACCCATTGCCTCTACATACTTCGCAGATCTTCTTAGTCTTTTTTTCTGAGTCGGCCATTTAGTTTACTCGCTTTCTCATTTACTAAAACAGTTATTGTCTGTGATCTACTCAATACAGTATTGGGTACCATCTTCTTGCGAAGAAGATCCAATGTGTCATACGTCTTATGTGATAATGAGACGTTTTTATATTTGCTTATGTCAGTCATAAAGCTTATACTCCTTTCTTAGATTGATCATATGGGATTTATCTCACAATATACAATAGGTGTCAATGAAATTTTTATTAACAATGGTAATATGCTCCCAAGTTGCAGGTACATGTATGCCGCCATATCCATGGCCAACTACATTTAATACACAATACGATTGTTTAATGTTTGGATACAAAGAATCTATAGCTAAAATGAAAGAGCTTGGTCCAGAAGATGTTAACAAATATAATATGTTTATAAAATTTTACTGTACTCCAGACAATACTATTTCATATCAACCCTCCTAGTTTCCGTGCACGTACTCCTAGGAGAGCAAAGGCTCCACACCTCCACAGTAATTGCTGCTTCTTAGGTTGCCGTACAGGGACTAGCGCGAGGCGTTGTATGGACGGAGGTCCTTTTCACTAATTCATTATACAACCGTAAAAGTCACCACTACCATCGTTCATTACATGAGCGTTTATAGGGTAGTCCTGATACGTTGTAAGCTTCAACCTAATGATGTCACACAAATCAAAAAAATTAATTTGATCTTTGTTAAACAACATCATGTCAGTCATCATTTTTTTCGTTACTTCGACTAGATGATACATCCCGTCTGTTAATATAATGAGGTCCATTACACCACTCCTTTATGTATTTGTACCAAAGATCTTTATACCTAGGATCTTTAGTTTTTTCCCAAAGCTTAGCAACATCATTTATCTTGTTCTGATATTTGTCCACCAAT